AGGAGAGTATAATAATGGCAAAATTAACAGTAGCGTGGTTATCGGCAGGAGTGAGTTCCTTTATTGCGACTTACCTTGTGCGAGAAGAAATAGACGAATTTTATTACATAGATATTGACGACCAACACCCTGATAGTATGCGCTTTATTAAAGATTGCGAAAAAGCATTGGGAAAGCCTGTTAAAATTCTTAAAGATAATTCTTACAGGTCAGTTGAAAACTGTTGTCGCTCGTTTGGGACAATAGGAAATTTAAGAACTGGTTTTTATCCTTGTACTGCTTGGCTTAAAAAGCGAGTGCGTAAAGAACAGTTTGAATATTACCACCAAAATGATGAAGTAACCTATGTATGGGGTTTTGATTGCTCGGAGCGAAATAGAGCGGAAAGGTTATTTGAAAGCATGTCGAATTTCCACCATAGATTTCCGCTTATTGAACAAAGTTTAACAAAGCAAGACTGCCACGCTATGCTTGCACGGCTTTTTATTAGACGCCCAAAAATGTATGACTTAGGTTACAACAATAACAACTGTATCGGTTGTGTAAAGGGCGGTATGGGTTATTGGAATAAAATCCGTAAGGACTTTCCTGAAGCCTTTAAAAGCAGGGCGAAACTTGAAAGACAGTTAAACACAAGTATTCTTAAAGAATGTTTTTTAGATGAATTAGACCCTAATCGTGGGCTTGAAAGCCCTATCATTTTGGAAGATTGCGGAATATTCTGTGAACTTGCTTTAAAAAACGACTTATGGGCCAAAATCTTTTACTAACCAAAGTAACAAGTAAATTCGCTACGGCACTATTCGGCGTTGGAAAAGTCATAGCAGACCGTTACGGCGGTATCGTAAGCGAAGTAGAATTGCCTGAATACGGACTGAAAACGCTTAAATTCCGAGTAGTGGGTGCAAGTCGTAAGATAACACGCAAAGACGGCTACGAAATGCGTAAACAGCAACGGTGTTGGTGTACGGTCGATAAAGACGACGAACTTGCAAAGATAGTCCAAACGCTTGATTACGGCGACCGCCTGTGGCTTTACGGCTCGTTGTCTAAAAAGGCGTATATCGGAGAGAATGGCAAGACGCGCAACACGCTATTTTGTAGCCTTATGAACTTACGGATTATCTCAAAGGCAGACGGAAGCCAACAAAGAGCTGCGGAAAGCGTAGTAACGGAATATGTCGAACCTGACAGCGACGATTTTAATGGATTTGATGACTTGTAAAGGAGAAAAAATGATACGAATTTTACTTGGCGGGTCGCCTTGCACGCACTTTTCAATAGCGCAGAAGAACAACCGCGAAACGCAACCGAATAGCGGTATCGGTTGGGAGCTTTTCAAAAACTATCTCATAGCCAAAGAGAAGTTCAAACCCGACTACTTCCTTTACGAGAACAATGTTTCGGCAGCGCAACCTATCAAGGACGAGATAAAAAAGCAATTCGGCGTATGGGACGGCACGTTTTTAACGCCGTACAGCGACGTGCGGTATATCGAGATAAACTCCGCGCTTGTATCGGCGCAGAACCGTGAAAGATTTTACGTCCATAACTGTGGAGAAGTCAGGCAGCCGAATGACAGAGGAATACTGCTGAAAGATGTGTTGGAGAGTGGTTACGATTTAACCGGCAACGAAAAGTCTTATGCGTTGACAACAAGGTGCAACGGCGCAATACCGGAAGATACGCTTAAAAACCATAGATACAATATGGTCGCTGAACCTGTGGCAATCGGCGAATGTAAAACCGTACAAAATGCTTTACCGAAGTTAGTTGATAAATACGGCTACGTTCCCGAAATGTTTAACCCGTACAATGCGCAAGAGATTACTGACAAAAGCCCTACGCTATCGACGGGCAGTATGGTAACAAGCAGTTGCGCAACGCTTATAACTGAACCTGTAAGAGTTTGTGAACTCAATAAATCGCAAGGCAATCGAATTTACGATATAAACGCAAAATCGTGTGCAGTAACGGCACAGGGCGGTGGTATAGGCGGGCACGCGCAAGGTTTATACGCAGTGCCGCTTGAAAGATACAACTACGCCACCGAATTTGACAGCAACGGCAAGCCAACGAAAGCCTATTGTTACGCCGACGGTAAGATACATACGGTTTACAAAGTCAAGGACGGCAAAATCACAATTAAGGGCAAGGAATATCCTATAAAGTTACCCGACGGATTTTACATAATCCGCAAGTTGACGGTCGCCGAATGTCGCAGATTGCAAACCGTTCCCGATTGGTACAAAATGCCGTGCAGTGATACGCAGAACTATAAGATGCTCGGCAATGGCTGGACTATCGAAGTTATCAAACACATACTGTCGCATATTCCTAACATTAAGAAAGAGCCGATAGAAGTGCTGTCAATGTATGATGGAATGTCATGCGGACAGATTGCCTTGAAAGAACTCGGCGCGAATGTCGTCCGCTATTACGCAACGGAGATAGACAAATACGCAATTCAGACAACACAAGCAAACTTTCCCGATACAATACAGCTCGGCGACGCGTTTCAAGTACGGGAAGAAAATTGGAAAATATAAATTCACTCACGGAGGAGTTAGAAAATGAAACCATTAACGATTGAAGAATTGAAAAGCCTTAAAGTAGGCGATTGGGTATGGATAAAGTTTGAGATAGATAATCCCATAGACAGAAGATATGCAAAACAAGAGAGATATTTTCAAATAATCGAACCTAAAAATGATACGACTATACGATTTAACAACTATGCGCCTATGGAATATGCGGACTACGGCAAAACGTGGCTTGCCTACAAGAACAAAGAACAAGCTAACGGAGAACTTGAAATTGTACGCAATGAAACGGAAAAGGAATTGGCGGCTTATCTCTTAAAGCAGATTAAAAAGAATGCAACCGATGTACATTTTACAAATTACGATGAGTGCGGGAAAGCAGTTTCTTTGACTGTGGCAGAAAGTTTAATGACAGAAATTAAAAAAGAAGCCAAACGCCGTCTTGCGGAGTTGAAAGGGGATGAGATATGACTAAGGAACAACGTAGAACGATTGAACGGGAATTCTACTGCTACAAATGGAATAAACGCGAATGTGAGAATTACGCCGTTTGCGCGGTTGCGTACGATAGTAAAGCGTCGGACGGCGAACGCATTAAATCTTCTTCCGGCAATAAAAACGAGCAGCTCGTAATACGTGCAATTTACAACCAAGAGAAGATGCGCGGCTGGTGTACGGTCTTTGAGAAAACCCGCGATAAATTCTATTGTGATTTAAAAGACGAGTTAATGAATAAAAAATACGTTGAAAACAAGAGTAGAAGGCGTATTTGCAGAGAGATAGGTATATCCGAGCGGACTTATGATTACTGGCTTTCCGACATTCTTTGCATAGCATACTTCCGCGCGAAAGATTTAAAATTACTGTAACGCGCAAAATCTTTGCGTTATTTCTGTTAAAAGCCGTGTTATAATGATAGCGTGAGAATTTAAAGCACTACCGTTGACGGCGCATAAAAAGCGTGGTATAATGATAGTGCTTTTCTTTTAGGAGAAAAGCAATGGCAGCAAGCAGGATAGCATACGGCTTAGCGAAGAAATACGGAATAGACACAACGGGGATGACGCCCGGGGAAGTGTGGGATGCTTTAAAGGATAAGGGAGTAAATCCTGAGAATATTGGCAAAGGTGCTTACAATTCCCGAAACGATATACAGCCTTTAAAAAAAGCAGACCGAGATGCTAAAAAAACTTATACAGAATTGCCGAAGAAGGAATACGCTGAATTATGTAGCGCAATACGAACTAAATTTACAAATAAAATACCTATACGCGGCCATATGCTTTACGGCAATAATTATTACCGCTTTAAGTATGACAGAAAGCAGGAAAAAATAGTTTGTACAAAAAGAGTAAAAATTAAAGGAAACGAAGAATTAATATCGGAGTTAATGAAACAGAAATGAGCAAATTGACAGCAGTTCAAAGCGATTGCGCAAAATTAATAAGAAGAATTATAAAAGATGACGACGCTTATGTTGGTACTATGCTTATGCTTATAGTTGACCAACAGGAACCAGACAATAATTGCCGTCAAATGATTGAATTTTTAAATCAAAATCCCAATGCAGGTTATGATGAAGTAATGGAAAAAGCCGATTTGATTGTCGGTATAGAATAAATTAATCTCATATGCAGAGCACGGTGAACACCGTGTTTTTTAATACCAAAAAATAAGGAGTTGATTATGTGCTATCCTTAAAACAACAGAAATTTTGCGAGTATTACGTTCAGAGCGGGAATGCAACGGAAGCGGCAAAACGGGCGGGGTATTCAGAAAAAACGGCGTACTCTATCGGTACCGAAAACCTGAAAAAACCTGAAATTCAAAAATATATTGAAGAACTTACTGCCGACCGTAAATCACGGCGTATAGCAAGCGCAGACGAAGTTATAGAGTTCTTCACGGGTGTAATGAGAGATAAGGACGAAATGACAAAAAACCGTCTTAAAGCGGCTGAAAATCTTGCCAAGCGTTACGGTATGGACAAGCCGCAGGGACAGTCTAAAAACGAAGTGATGGGGCAGCCCGTCTTTGAATTCGTATTCAAGGATATGACGATGAAAGAAGATGAAACAAAGAGTTGACGTACCCGAAAAATTTAAAGAGCTGTTCTTGCCCAACCACAGCGAAGAGAAACGGAAGAGATTCACTCAAATCTACAAGACGGAACTGAAACGCAAGCTTATGCGCGGCGAGAGTATAACGGACGATATGCTCGGGGTCAAATCGTTCGTATTAAAGGGCGGGCGAATATCAGGCAAGACGATGAACGACGAGCTGGCTGCCATACAAGACTTTTTTGGCGACAGCGGCGATATTTGGTACTGTCGTTCAGAAGAAAACACGATAAGGCGTTCAATCTTCCAGTCGATGCAGTCCACTTTGCGCAGACACGGATTCACGTTGTCGAACAGAAACGATACGGATTTCAAGGTGTCGAATTCACCGTTCGAGATAAAGTGTAACCGTACCGGCAACGTGTGCCAATTCTTCGCTATCAATAAAGATATAGACCGCACAAAGGCAATGACGCCGCCAAGTGGGAGACTAAAGCGTGTAATGCTTGAAGAGGCAAACGAACCGAACGATAAGATTTACGTTGAGGCATTGCGCTCCACGGCTCTGCGTTATATGGATGAGATGAGCAAGTTTACGTACCGTTACAACCCGCCACCCACACTTAACCACTGGGCGAACAGATTCTATCCATCACTCATCAAGGGTGGCGCAATCGGTATTCATTCGACTTGGCAAGACATTGCCGAGTGTCTTGACCCCGTAGTTATTGCGGACATATTGAAGCTAAAAACCGAAGACCCGCTACATTACGAGTATTGGTACGGTGGGGAAATCGTCAGCCTTGCTGGGCGGGTTATATGGTCGTTTGATAGAAATAAGCACGTTTTGCCACTTTACGAGCTGCAGCGAAAGATACGGCAGAACTTATACTACCAACCGCATTTTATGTTCTACGGCGTGGACAGCGGTATTAATACGGATGCAACGGCGGTATCGGCTTGGGCACTGTATCCCGACGGTAAACTTATCAAGCTATCAACATTCCATTTAGATATTGCAGAACAGCGTAAGCTGTATGGCTTAAAGGGTATTTCCCATACGGACCAAGTGGAATGGATGATGGAAGAATATAAGAAGTTTCGGAAGCAGATGGCGGAGTACGGGATTACGATACCCGACACTTCGCACGAGCGTTGGTGTTTTGATGGCGCAGCGTTGACGCAAGACCTTATGCTCGAATTTGAAAAGGCAACTTATTTTTCAACGGTTGCAGTTACGGATAAAGATATAGAGCGTGACGTTGCTCGGCTTGTAAACAGTTATAGGTCGGGCTTTCTTTATATTCTCGGCGTGGAAGAAAATGATGTAAGTATAGAAGAGATGGAAAACTTTGTGCGGGATGAGAACAACGAAATTCCCGAAGGGCAAAGCGACCACACGATAGACGCCGACAAGTACGCAACTTACGAATACTATTACAACTTTATGTAAAGGAGAAAAGATATGGCATTTAAACCGCCTGAATACTTACAAAACTATCTTAATAAAGAATGGCGTAAGCCGCCCGAAAGTTTCGTGGATTGCTCACTGTATTATGCAGGTTTAGACCCGTTCTTCATCGATTATATGAACAGAGTTATACGCCCTTGCGTGGCATACTCCTGCGGTTCGGCGGACAACCTTCTGAACAGCGGTGCAAAGATGAACATAGGCTATTCTATAAAAAGCACCGCAGTCAAGCTGATAAAGGGCGACAAACTCATTTTTGACGGTGACGACGCTGCTTGTCAGGCGATAAGCGAAACGTGGGTGCCAAGGGTGAACTTTGAATCATTTCTCGAAAGTGCAATAGACTATATGCTTACGGGCGGCACGGTTGCGGTAAAACTGAATAAAGACCGTGCGGGGCGGTGTTTTCCTGTGGCCACGAGAATAGACCGCTATTACGCTACTTGCGACGACGTGGGCGAAGTTATAGATATTGTACTTTTTAACAGCTTGCTCTATTCAGAACGCTACGGCACAAAGTCCAGCCGGTCTTACTGGCTTGTGGAAGAGCGGTATTACAACGCGCAATGCAAGCCTTGTGTAATCTATAAAGTCCACGCCAAAAGCGGTGTAGCAGGCAAAGAAATTCTTCCTACAGTCGACGGGGACGGTATAGCAGAAGAGAGCTTAAACGAAAGTACGAGAGCGTTGCTCAGAAAAAAAAGGATAGAGTTGAACAAAGAAACGGAGTTACCATTCAAGGACGGGCTGGGTGTGTGGCTTTGGCGTAGGACCGCGAACAACAGTTGCGTGCCGGGGCTTGCGCTCGGCGACCCGCTTTTCTACGGTGTGCTTGATTTGTTGTGGTCCGTCGACGTTGTGTTCAGCGGGTCGCTCACGGACGTTCTTCTCGGTGCAGGAAAAGTGCTTGTTCCAAAGAAGTTTATTTCGACTATACGTGATGATTTGTTAAAGCACGGCGCAGGCGACGTTTCGTCAAGACTGTTAGCGTATACGGATAAGTTTTCGGATGCGGACGATTCAATGATTTATATTGCTACAGAGAGAGATATGGAGTTTCCACCGACGGTCGTCCAGTTCGATATACGTGCCGAGCAGTATAGGGGAATGCTTGAAACGTATCTCCGTCAAATCGTTTCGCACTGTGGCTTTGCGCCCACTTCAATCTTCCCGTTCTTACAGGACGCATCGTCAAAGACGGCAACGGAAGTTACGGCAGAAGAAAATCTGACGAGAGCAACCGTCCAATCTGCACACCAGACGATTGTGCCCATGATTAACCGTATGCTTACCGAAGTTCTGTATCAGTCGGGAATGAAGGGCAAGGCAAAGATAAGACTTTCAGATTATATCGGTAACGCCCTTCTTCGTGACCAGAACATAAGGGAAAACTACCAAGCAGGGCTTATTCCGAAAGAAGAGGCGGTACAGCGTATCAATAATATTTCAGCCAAGGAAACGGCGGAGTATATGGAGAAGCTGGATAAACCCGCAAACGAGTTCGGCGTCGGGCTTTTTAACGATAAGGACTATTATGACGGCGGGGGTGAAGAATGAATGAAGAAGTTTACGCACCTGACCCTTTGAATCCGCAGGCGGGTATTCTCGTGGACGCGCAGACGGATATAAAGACCGCTATCAAAAACGGCGTGTTGGGCGGCAAGGGGCAGGACGCGGTAAAAAAGGACGTGGCGCATATTATCGAGCGTGCAGTAGCAAGGATACGCTCGCCAACTTTGAAAGAAGACGCTCGGGTTTCTTTAATGCGTTTTGCGGATAAAGCATATCATGATTTTACGAATGCGCTCAGCGTCATTGCACCAGATATTTTGCCTGCAATAATCGTGCTTATGCGTGGTATAACGGCAAAGAAACGCCGCGGAGAATTTTATGTTCCGTCTACGCCCGCGGAATACAGAGCAGCCGTTCAGCTCGGTTATGCAGCATACAACAAAGGCGTACCGTTACAGGAATTTCAGAAGAAATATATTGACCGCGTGTCTGTGGCTTTGAACGAACTTGCGGACAGCCGCGCACTTGACCCAAACGACAATAGCGGGCGCAATACTCTGCGTAATCTTGCCGAAATGCAGGTGCGGTATGAACGGCATCAGGAAGAGATTGCGGGGTTTAAAGAGCGTGGGACGCGTCTTGTGGTCTGTTCGGTTCATGCAGACTGTTCAGACCGTTGTGCTGAGTGGCAGGGTCTCGTGTATTCGCTTGACGGTACTTACGGGGTTACGGACGACGGTAAAGAGTTTCAGCCGTTGGAAAACGCTACCGAAAGAAATTATACCAAACGGGGCGTGCCTAACGGATTACTCGGCTTTAACTGCCGTCATAAACTTTACGAATATAAGGCAGGGATGGTTATTCCTAAGGTGGATGCGCAAACGCAACGGCGGGAGTACGAAATAACGCAAACCCAACGAAAACTTGAGCGTGACGTGATAGCCGCCCGCGAGAAAGCGTTGGAATTTAAACACGCCGATATACGCGAATACCGTTTATGGAGAAAGACAGCTACGCGTCGGTTTATGTTATATAAATCCTATTCAAAAGAAATGGGGCGCGCGTACTATCCCGACAGGGTGAAAATTTTATAAGGAGAAAAGCGAAGTTTCAAACTTCGCTTTTTTATATTCAAAAGGAAATAAAATGAAATTTAATTTTTTTAAAAAATCAAATCAAAGGAGCAATGAAATGACCCAAGACGAAAAAGAAATTAAAAAGGCAAAAGAAGACGTTGCCGAAAAAGGCTCTGACAGTCAGACGGAAAAAGACCGTATTGACGAGAGCGTAGGCGAACAGGAAAAGCGCGACGGGGACGAAAATTCCCAGAATGCAAAGGACCGTGTGGACGAATCGGAAGGGACGGAAAAGTCGGACGAAAAGCGCGCGGAAGAGAAGAAGGAAGAGTATGACGATGATTTCAAGGAACGTATGCTTTCCTTTATGGAAAGAATGGAAAAGCGTTTCGACGAACTGGAAAAGCGTACGGTGGCGGCTGCGGACGGTGATGCGGAAGCGGCAAAGCGTATGGAAGAAACATACGGAATCGGCAACGGCGTATTTCAAGGCAGCGACAAGGGTGCACCCGAACGCAAGTTGTCAAAAGAAGAAATAGCGAGCAAAATCGCAAAAATTATGTAAATTCAGGAGGAATTAAAAAATGTCAGAATTAGTAATCTCAACGGGAATTCCCGATTCCCAAATGTACTTGCAGGCAGTTGCAAACGTAGACGCACCTTTCAACGTGGAAAACCATAGCGGCAATTATCCGCTCGTCGGCAACGTGCTTGTCAACAGAAGGCTTGCGAACAGATGGATAGCGGTCAACCTTGCTTCCCGTGCGTTCGTAGACGGTATGGGCGTGACGAGCGTCGGCGCAGAAGCGGAGAACGTAGGCTTTTTACGCTTCCCGCTCTTAATGCTCCCGCCCCGTCTTAAAAGGACGCTGGCTACTAAGCTGTGTCCTTCGGATGACGGCAACAACGGTACGCCCGGCAACAATCTTCCCTTTAACCGTAACCTGCCGCACGGTTTGCAGACTGACGGCTATGATATGAAGTTCGTGCAGGAGTACGACGAAGCGGCGCAGGTGTCAAGGGTGAATATGCGTATGATTGGCGCAGACCTTGACTTGCTTGGTCAGCATACGTCATACATACCCAAAACCGTAGGGCTGTTGCAAGACGGTGACGTGCTTGCGGCACAGATTGGCTCTGCGCTCTCTCACGCTTCAAAGAACGGCAATACAAACGTAATAGCTTACGACCCTTCAAACACTGACGACGGCTACATGCAGGGCATTATGAACAAGCTTGCTTCCGCACTCTCGAACGTAAGGGGTTCGTATAAAGAAGGCATTATCTCGTACGACCGCAATAAGAGCGTATACGTTATGCGTTGGAGCTTCTTCAACAAACTCATGACGATTAAAAACGGCGCGCTCGTAAACAGCGATATTGCACAGAAAATTCTGTTAAACGGCTATCTTGACGACAGCGGCGAGAGATTGCTTGGGTCGTACATTTACGGCAAGTACATGGGTATTTACATCAAGGTGTTGCCCGACGAAATGTTCGATACCGCAGCGGCAACCTTGAACCTTACCACCGAGCAGTACGCACAGTGGAACAAGGTAGTTGCTTACATAGCAAATGCCGACGGCACGCTCTTCGGTATGAGTGCAACAGTAACAGACGTGGACAAGTCCCCTACAACTTCAATCGGATATATTATCCGTAACGACTGGGGTTGGGGCGTAGAAGTTATCCGTCCTTCTTCAATTGCACTTGTTGTTGAAACGGCAGATAACCTTGCAGACTTCAATAACCCCGTAACCGCGTTCAACGGCATCAATTCGCCTGCGAATATGGAAGGAATAATCGAAGGCTATCAGAAAGCGGCTAACGCACCTTTGACCAACGTCAACGAAAAGACAGTTCAGAGAATAGGCGTTACGGCTCCTACGCTCGTTACCGAAGTTACGCTTACCGTAAACGGCGGCGAAACAGCAGTAAACAACGCAGAAGTCGTCGTGCGCGGTGAAGGCGGTGTGTACGCAACAGTGGCTAACCACGAAAACGGAACCTATACGTTTACCCTTCCCAGAGCAAGTGAGGCAACCGTGCTTGTATCGGCTGATGGCTATCAGACTAACAGCTCTGCCATAACCCTTACGCAGACTGCAACGGCAACGCTTGCGGCTACCGTAACCCTTACCGCAACAGCTGCACGTTCAAAAGCTAAGTCGGCTAAGGCAACGGAGCAGACAGGCGAAACGAAGTAATTCAAAACAGCTTTCATAGGGGCTTGTGCTTATCAAGCCCCTTACCATAAAAATCAACAGGAGAAAGAAAAGTGTTTAACGAAGAAGAGCATCCCCGTGATAATAACGGCAAATTTACGGATAAAAACGGTGGCAAGAAAAAAGGCGGATACGATTCAAGGAATGACTTAGGAACAATTAAAAATGCAACAAAAAAGACCCCGACAGTGAAGATTGTCAAGGTCGACATGAATGCGGATATTCAAAAACAGTTCGATAGTGCAACGCCGCAAGAGAGAGTTAAAATTGCTTTCAAATACATAATGGATAACTTGCGTGGGAAATATCCTGCTGAAGACGGTCGAGTTGTTGCTATTGAAAAAGTAGGTGCGGATAAAATGAGCCATACGCTAAATGAAACAAAAATCCGAGTTTTGCCCGAGCTTGCAAAATTAATTGAAGCTGGAGAATTGGAAGGTATAGTGGATGCGCAAAAAGATGATGGAAAATCGCATAGGCTGTTTAAGAAATTTGCGTATTATAAAGTTCCTTTTCAAATAGGGAAAGACAAATATATAGGGCGGCTTAATGTCGGTATAAGAGAAAACGGAAGTAGTACGCTTTACGACTTAAATCCATTCAATAAGCAATAAAAAAGTGATGCCCCCCGTGCCTGGGTGCCCAACTCCGGCAGGCACGCCTCGGTCGGGTTAAAAGCATCACTTCTATTATAAGTATACACCAAAACACAAAAAAAGTCAACACATAAGGAGCAAATTTATGCAAAACGCTATCCGTCCATATTCGGACGATTATTTATTTTATAACGAAATAAGCGGGCATTACGAGCTTACGGAAAAAGCGTTAATAGAAAGGGTAGGCGTCAATTTAAGGGCGAGAATGTCTGAAACCGCGTTAATCAGTCCAGACGTGGCGATAAACAATCTTACCCGCACCGTAAGCGACATGATTTATCAGTTCATACACGAGCACAACGTGGATAACTGCAAGCAGGACTGCCTTATAGCAACCGTGCCGGAGCTTAGGCAAATTATACAAAAGGCTATGGAATATCAGGCGGTTTACGTGCTTAACGTTGGTAATTTGTATTTGTCCACCAAACCTGAAGAGCGCGCAGTGGCGATAGATTATCTTGCGCAGAGCGTGTTGGGCAACGTGGTGCCGAGTTTGGGTATTTCAATCATATATGGGGGTGTAATTTAATGATACGTGACGTTTTGGATATATTAAACCCAAAAACGCGGTTTACTGCCACGGCAAGGTATTATGCCGAACCTTTTAACGGGCCTGAAGTCAGTGCGGCTGAATTTAACTACGAGTACGTTAATCCATTTTCTAATACTTACAGGCGTTTATTCGCTAATATACAGGGGGCTGCGGGCGAAGTAGCCATACGTACCGACGACCAGATAAACTACAAAATAAACGGCATAGTTATCACGCAGGACGGGCAAGCCTTTAAAGTGCTGCAGATAGAAAAAGACTATCAATCTGCCAATAAACAAGTTATGCGTATTCTCGGTACGCCCGTTTCAACGGAGTACGTTTTAAGGCTTGTTTCAATCGATAACCCGTGGGGTGTGCAATGACGCGGCAGGAGATAGTAAATATAGCTATTTCTATCGTGGAAGAAATGCGTGACGAGTATGTGCCGCGTGATACGGGCAATATGGCTTTTAACGCTTTACAATATAAAATGCAAAACGGAATACTTGCCATAACTATTAATCCTGATATTGCCCCATACGTTCCGTACACAAACGAACCGTGGCTCTCTCCGAAATGGAATGGCAAGAAGAACCCGAACGAAGGCTGGTGGGACAGGTTCGTGGCGGAATTCACAAAACGATTAGCAAATAAATTAAAAGGAGTTATAAAATGATTAC